AACTTTACTGAATAAACAGTTTATTTCACATGGGACAAAATGGAGGCGCAAGGCCAGGAGCGGGAAGACCGCCAAAGGCTGACGAAATTAAGCTTATTGAACAAATGGACGCGGTTGCCGTTCCAGCTAAGATATGGGCGGCCCTATTAAATCGCTGCGAGAATGGAGACACCCAGGCAATAAAGACCTGGTTAAATTACCGCTTTGGTATGCCACGCCAGCAAATCGATGTCACTACTTTAGGTGAAAAGGTAACGCCGCCAATTGAGTGGCTTAAATCCAAGTAATGGAATCAATCAAGTTACTAGACAAATATAAACCTTTATTTTTAGAGGACCCTAAAACGCGTTATTTCCTAATTACTGGCGGCCGTGGATCGGGGAAATCGTGGACATTGTCGATGTTTCTTTTAAACCTGACTTATGAGGAGGGCCATGTTATTTTATTTACGCGTTGGACTTTAACCTCGGCGTTTATTTCAATTATTCCTGAATTCATCGATAAAATTGAATTGATGAATAAGGCCGACGATTTTGAAATAACACAATCCGAAATCATTAACAAGGCAACAGGATCAAAGATTTTATTTCGTGGCATTAAGACCAGCCAAGGCACGGCGACGGCTAATCTTAAATCAATCGCTGGCGTTACTACTTTTATTCTTGACGAATCGGAGGAATTAATGGACGAGGATGTATTTGACCGCATCGACCTATCTATTCGTGCCGTAAACAAGCCAAACCGCGTTATTTTAGTAATGAATCCAAGTTACAAAAGCCATTGGATTTATGGGCGATTTGTAAAGCATACGCGCGACGATACTAGCTACATACATACGACTTATTTAGACAACGAACAGAATTTAAGCCAGTCATTTATTGACCAGGCAAAGCGCGTTGAACAAGAAAACCTCCATCGTTACGAGCATTTATTTTTGGGTAAATGGCTAGACGATGCCGAGGGATTGCTTTGGAATCGACCAATAATTGAACGCGCAAGGGTAAGCGCAAAGCCTGACTTGTCGCGCATTGTGGTTGCCATTGATCCAGCAACAACCGCCTCCATGAATAGCGACGAAACTGGGATAATTGTTTGCGGTACCGATGCCAACGGCAAGGGATATGTACTCGAGGACCTTAGCGGTAAATACTCGCCAACGGAATGGGCGACGGTATCATTGCAAGCGTTTAGAAATTGGAATGCCGATTGCATAGTTGCAGAAAAAAACCAAGGCGGCGACATGGTCGAAAGCGTTTTGCGGTCGCAAAACACGACCGCAAGAATCAAGCTTGTAACGGCAACAAAGGGCAAGTACGTCAGGGCCGAGCCAATTTATTCGCTTTATGAGCAACACAAAATTTTCCACGTTGGCAGTTTTCCAATACTAGAAAACCAAATGATTACCTTTGAGCCTGACAAAGGCAAATCGCCTGACCGCGTCGATGCAATGGTGTGGGGATTTACTGAATTAATGGTTAGTGGCCAAGAATTTTGGCACGTTTAGAATATTGAATCATTTTTTTATTTTATTACCCTATTTTTACAAAAAAAGACAACGGAATGAATTACTTAGATAGAATAAAAACCGCGCTAGGTTTAAACCAAAAAGATTCCACTTACCTAAACGCGGTTTTCCCTTACTTGGGTAATAATGTTATTTGGACCGCACCAACAACGCAAAATTTTATCGAGAAAGGTCTTTACCTAAACTCTGACCTTTACGCCATTATAAACCTTATTATCAACAAGGTAAGCACGGCGCCAATTGTAGTCTATGAGGTAAAGGATCAAAAGGCTTTGAAGTACTATAAAAGTATGTCGGGCAGCTTTGAAAATTCAGGTGCTAAATTTCAAGCTCAGCAATTTAAAGAAAGGGCATTGGAAGAGGTTAGCATTCCTGAATTAGACCGACTATTTAAAAAGCCAAACGAGTTTCAAACTTGGGACAACCTTTTAAAAGAAATTGCCGCATTCCGTTTAATAACTGGCAACGCTTACATTTACGGCGCTAGACGTGGCGAGCAACCAAACGCGCCAATTATTGCGTTGTATTCTTTGCCAGCGCAATACATGGAAATTATAAGCGGAGGATTAAACCAGCCAATTAAGGAATACAGATTGACGTATAACGGTTACGAGCGAATAAGCGCTAACAACGTTGGGCACCTAAAAAACATTAATTTAAGTTACACGGCTGGCACGGCAAACCACCTTTATGGCGCCTCACCTTTGCGGTCCGCGGTCCGCGATCTAACCACGTCAAACGATGGAAAGCAAGCGCTTTTGTCTATGCTCCAAAACATGGGAGCGCGCGGCATACTTACTGGCGATGGAACGGTAAACATTACACGCGAACAAGCGCAAGGCCTTAAAGAGGATTACAAATCCAATTACCAGGGTGCCAACCGCGCTGGCGACGTAATTATTACGCCAGCCAAATTGTCTTGGGTGCAAATGGGAATGAATGCGGTTGATATGTCAATTATTGACACGCAAAAAGTAATTTTAAGGTCGTTGTGCCGCGTTTACGGCGTCGATGCTAAGTTACTTGGCGACACAGAGGCAAGCACGTTTAACAATACTGAAACGGCTTACAAGGCGCTAATTAATAACGTTGTCCGTCCGTTGCATATAGAAATTAGAGACGTGCTTAACAACTGGCTTTTGGAATCGTACGGTAATAAAAATCTATTCTTGGATTTCGATTACATGGCTTATCCTGAAATGCAAGACGACATGGATAAGCTTGTAAATCAATTGTCGGCGGCTTGGTGGTTAACTCCAAACGAAAAGCGCGCGGCCATGAACTACGGCGAGTACGAGAACACATTGATGGAGCAACCATTTATCCCTCAAGGCCTAATGACTTTGGCCGAGTTTCAAGCGTCAGAGGTTGACAACATAGACAATATGGGAGACTATGCCCAACCCAACTAAAAAGGATTTAGCACTTGCAAAGCAACTAGACGCATTGCAAAGGCGATATGAAAGGCGATACGAAAAGCAAATATTTACCGCTCTTAAAAAGCAAATGCAACCGTATTTGGATGCAATTAAACAAGCTGACGGAAATATTAACCGCTTTGACTTAATAACGCCAGCGCCTTTGGCTGATACTTTAGAAAGCCTTTACGTTGTGGCTGGCACGGCTTATGCCGAGGCTATGTACAACGCAATCCAACCGCCGACAAAAGCAACTAAAGAAGCGTTACGCGCTCAATGGCGTGACTTTATGCGTTTGTTCGCAGTTAGGAACTTGCCGCAAACGTTAATAAGCATTAACGAGACCAGCCAAAAGATAATCCGAGCCATTGTACTTGCTGGATTAAACGAGGGCCTTGGCGCCTTAGAAATAGCGACAAACATACAACAAAGCATTTCTTTAATATTTAGAAATCGTGCCAAGTTAATTGCCAGGACTGAGATGGTCATTGCAACCAACAACGCGGCTATGCAATCGGCGGAAACCTCCGATTTTATGTACGAAAAGAAATGGATTCCAGCAACCGACACGCGCACGCGTCCTGACCATGCAGAAATGAGAGCAAAGGATTGGATTCCATTCGACCAAAACTTTATTGTTGGTGGTAATGATATGCGACAACCAGGCGACGGCTCTCAAGGTGCTGGCGCGGACCAAATATGTAATTGCCGATGCAAAGTTGTTTTTAGAATTATGCGAGACGCCGACGGATTGCCATTAAGAAAATGATTGCCTACGTTATCAACTTAGATCACCGCAAGGACAAATGGCGCCAGTCAATGAATGAGTTGGCGCCTCATTTTAATTTGGAAAGGGTAAGCGCAATTAAACACGAATGGGGTTGGCTTGGATTGTGGCAAACGTTTAAAAAGATTTTCCAAGAATGCGAGGGCCACGTTTTGATTTTTGAAGACGATGCAACGTACCGAGGTTGGGCGACTAATTTACATGAGGCAATAAATGACTTGCCAGCTGACTGGGATATGTTAATGCTTGGAGCCAATATAAAAGATTCACGACTTGATCGGGTAAGCAAGAAATTGGTTCGCACTTATGGATCGTGGACAACTCATGGCATTTTGTACTCGTATCGATTTGCAAAGCAAATGGCAGAACTAGATTTAACTATACCAATTGACGAATACTTTAGGACAAAAGTCCACCCTAAAGGCAACTCTTATATTTGCGTACCTTTTTTGTCATATCAGCGACCAAGCGAAAGCGACATTGAAGGCGTTTATAAAAATTATACAAGTATCTTTGAGGATAGCGAGGCAAAAGCAATGCATTTCATTAACCAATAATTTATTGGTTTGCATTTTTTTTCAACCTTTTTATTTTTACAAAAAAAGACGCAATGATTTACAAGAATTTAAGCGAGGGAATAATTGAGGACGTCGACGACGTTAAAGGAATCGTAACGGGATATTTTTCCGCGTTTAACAATATTGATTCCGACGGCGACGTTATCGT